AGCGGCCTGTGGAAGAAGCTTCCGGAGCGCGACGCGCAGGGCCGCAACCTCTGGGCGACCTCCGTGCAGGACATCAGCGGGAGCAGGTCGTGGCTGCCGAATCAGATTGATCCCACCTTAGACGTGATCGTGGACTTCGGCGCCAACATCGACTGACGCCACTGGTTACGGGAGGATAGCAAAGTGCCGTTCCGAGACGCGAACACCGTGCTGGGCCTGCCGAGGGACGGCAAGTTCCAAGTTGGCCGCTCGGACGTGGACGCAGGCGAGGTCGTCGAGGAGGGTGTCCTCTTGCCGTGGGCGTCCGACCCAGCGGCATCGTGGGTCTACTTTGACTGCGCCGTCGGGGTGATGCTCGACAGCGGCATCGTCGTTCATCAGCGGTTGCCGCAAGTGAACAACGCGCCGGACACGCTGGCCTCGGCCGACATCGACGATCTGAACCTCGACAGGATCGCCGGACCCGGCGTCAACTTGAGGTGCCAGGACCAGTACCAGGACATCGTGCAGCGCATGGGGCACGCGCGCTACTGGTTCCGCCTCTGGGGGCAGGCGCTACGGGTAGGCTACCGGGTGCCAATACCGGGCATCAAGACCATCGGTGGCGTGGCAGCGATCCCCTACGACAAGAACCCGCAGTGGGCGTTCAACCGGATCGCCCCCGGCGGCAACTACAGCGGCGTCATCCTCTGGCACGCGGCGTGGTCGCTCTGGTACACGACGGCCGTGCCGCCGAAGAGCAGCGCGATCCCGGAGGCGGACCCGTCGGCGCACATCAGCGGGGAGGCGGTGCTGCCCAGGGGCGTGCAGGCCCCGTACAGTCAGCCCGATGACGGCGCCGAGAGCGCCTCTATACCCGGTAGAATAGTGAAACCCAACTTGAAGCGGTGACATGGATGATGCACGACCACAACCTGTAGCAGAGGGTAACGGCCATGTGGACATGGGCGCCGTCGCCGACGCTCTCCAGGAGGAGGCGACGGTCGGCTACCGTCCGGTAATGCCGCTGGAGTCGCTGTGGCTCAGCGGCGGCGACATGCCGCAGATCACTCTGCGCCGCGACCTCGAATTCATGCAGATGCACCCGATCGTGCAGACCGCCCTCGAATACTACAGGTCGGGCATCTCCGGAGCTGAGTTCTGGGGCGGGCCGGACCACGCCGACCCGAAGAACGAGGACGGCAAGCCGATTTCGCCGGACCCGCGCATCGCGGAATTTGTCCTCGCCCACGTCGAGCGGTTCTGGCAGCGGGGCGTCCCATTGCTCCAGGAGGGGTACATCTATGGCTGGGCGCCGGGGGAGCACATCTACAAGGAAGTCGGCGGGTTGATGGTCTGGTGCCACCTCAAGGACTTCCACCCCAGCGACTCCTTCATCCTCACGCTCAAGTACCAGCCCATCGGCGTGCGCATCAAGAACATCCGCGAGCGGCAGCCGGTGGACCTATGGTTCGCCTCCGGCGCGATCCCGGCCAAGGCGGCGTGGTATCCGCACCGTCCGCGCTTCAACCAGTTCTATGGGCGCTCGCAACTCATGGGAGCGTGGCGCCCATGGCGGCGCCTCGGGTGGCGCGACGCCGTGGAGCAGGTCATCGACGCAGCCATCTACCGGGCCGGGTACGTCGGCCCCATCGTCGGCCACCCACCCGAGGACATGCAGACCGCGCAGCAGGGCATCCCGGCGACGCGGTCGGACTCCCAGGCGCACCCGCGCCGCAGTGCGCGTGACGTGGCGCGGCAGATGGTCGAGTGGGCCAAGGCGGGGGCCGGGTTCACGAAGTCCACCGCCAAGTACCCGCAGTCGCAAGGCGGCGGCGACAAGTGGACTATCGACTTCCCCGAGCACGTCATGGACGTGCGGCCTTTGATTGAGGCGGCGCGATACCTCGAAGACCAGATCATGCTCGGCATCGGCGTGCCGCCGGAATTGGTCCGCGCCGGGGGAACCGGCAGCGGGTACAGCGGGCGCAGCATCCCCCGCGAGGCGTTCCTGGACCAGCAGCAGAGGGTCGCCGACGCCATGCTCCAGATATTCGTCGAGCAGGTGGTCCGGCCGCTCGTCTTGTGGAACTTCGGCGACGTGCCGTTCGAGGTGAGCTGCAAGCCCCTGCTCAAGAGCCAGACCGAGAACAAGCAGGGCGAGCCGGCGCCGCCTCTGCCGCAGCCGAAACCAGGACAGCAGCCGCCCGGCGGGCAGGGGGCACTGGCACCCACCCAATCGCCCCCGCAGCCGTCGCCCGCGATGTCGCTGGAAGTGAGCGAGAAGGTACTTGGCGTCGTGCGGCGCGTCACGCGCAGGAGGGGGGCGGCATGACGCTGACGCCGAGGCAGCAGGCGATCTACGCCAACCGCGTCCTGCACGACTGCCTGCTGGAGACGGACGACGTGGACTGCGCCGTCGCCGCCGCCGAGATCATCCTCGCGACGCAACCGGTGCCGAGTGGTGTTGCGTTCGCGGTGCGACATGCACCAGCGGGTGGAGCGACGATAGGCGGTAAGAAGTACACAGGTGGGGAATTCATACCTGACGAGGAGTGGGAGAAGGCGACACCAGAGGAGAAGGCAAAGGTTGAAGGAACCAACAGTAAGACCCCGTTTGCAAGAAGCAGAATTCCACTCCCTGAAACATGGGCCGATGCCGACGACCTTGCTGAATTTTTGCGCAAACAGTGGATTGAATATGAAGGCGATGACCCAGATGACAGCGACCATAATCGCTGTCGAGATGCTACAGCAATGATCTTAGCTATATTTCCAGGCGCAGAGTGGTATCAAGGAGTTATACCGGGAGATTGGGAGGAAAGTGGTGTTCATAACATTGCAAAAGTAGGTGACTACTTTATTGATCTAACGTCGTCACAATTTGGAAATGCAGAATACGAGGCATTTAGCGAAGAAGATAGAGAACCTGGGGGAGACTACGAAGAATACAGTGATTTTGAACTTGTACCAAAGTGGACGCTCCAACCAAATCACATTGAGAACTACTCAGGTAGAGCAAAAAATATCATAGAAGAGTGGCATAATGCTAACGCCACTGGAAAACAGCTGTCTGCCTTCTTCGCCCACGACATCCACAACCGCCGCGCGCAGGGCATCCTCAACCGGGCGCTGGAGGCCGCCAGGGGCCTGAGCGCCGCCGCCAAGAGAGACCTCGCCGCCGCACTCAAGAGGGGCGCGACCGACAGCGGCGCGGCGATCCTCGAATTCATCGACAAGTACCGCCTCCAACTCGCCGAGCTGCTGACCGCGACCCAGCTAGCGGCGCTACTGGAGGGCGCGCGCGAAGTCGCTGGCAAGGTGCCGGTCCTCGACGCCGACGCGTCGGCGGTTGGAGGAGTGCCGGCGCCGACGTTCGATGTACCGGCAGGGGTCCACTTCCCAACCATCGCGGCAGCCGCGCGGCAGCTCGCCGAGAAGAACGTACTGACGCGCCACGAGTACGACGCACTCGGCGCGGCGGCGCGGGCCAAGGCGTTCACGGTCGCGGGCGTCAGCGCACAGGAGACGCTGACGAAGATCCGCGATGCTCTGGCGGAGAACGTCAGGGAGGGGGCCGACTATGAGGCGTTCCGGGCGAAGGTACTGGAGGACGTGGGCGAGGGCACATTCCTGTCCGACGCTCACCAGGAGACGGTATTCCGCACTAACGTGCAGGGCGCGTTCTCGGACGGGCAGATGTCGGTCCTGAGCCACCCGCTCGTACGCAGCGGGTTCCCCTACAGCGCCTACGATGCGATCCACGACGACCGCGTGCGCGACAACCACCTCGCACTGGAGAAGCTCGGCATCGGCGGAACCAACGTGTACCGCACCGACGACCCGGTGTTCCAGATGTTCAGGCCGCCGTGGGATTGGGGTGACCGTTGCTCGTGGACGCCGATCACGGTGCGCCAGGCGGCGGAGGCCGGCGTCCGTGAGGCGCAGGAGTGGCTCGACACGGGCGTCGAGCCGTCGCCGCCAGCGTTCGTGCCGATGCCGGACTTCCGGCCGCCGCCGGGATTCCAGCGCGCGGTGTCCGCCGCGCCGTTGTCGGTACAACTATCGCTGCAATCGCTGGCGACGTTCTCTATCGACGATGCGGGACTGGAGCACCGCGGTCGCGGGGCCGGCGGCGGGCAGTTCACCGGCAGGAGGTTGGGCGATGGCGAGGACCGCCCCGTACCCGACAGTGCGGAGCAGGCGGAGGAGCAGGCTGCGGCGCGGGCGCGCGGTTGGCTGGCGCGGGCGGCGGGCTTGCCGGCGGGACTGGTCAAGTACGCGGCGCGGAGAGCGAAGAAGCTCTACCACGACCTGGAGGACAAGTACGGGCCGCGCTGGGCCAAGGTGATCCTGGCGGTCGGCGTCGCCACATTCCCGACCCCGTTCACCACCGGCGCCGTCTTGGCGACGTGCGCCGTCGCGAAGCTGAGC